ATGCGTTAACTCGCTGTCCGCCCGTCTGCTGTTGGCGCTGTTCCCTGCGAACGCCAACTTCTTCAAGTTATCTCCCGATGGCATGGACGCTAACCAGCTCGCAGAGCAGGCCGGCATCCAGCAGGGGGAGCTAGAGATGGGTCTCGCTGAGATCGAGCGTACCGTCATCAACGACATCGAAACGTCCGGCATGCGCGGACGCTTAGGCCTTGGCCTGAAACATCTCGTGACGACCGGCAACGTACTGATGTACGTGCCCGACGAAGGCAACGCCAAGATGTACCCGCTGACCCGTTACGTCGTTGACCGCGACGGTATGGGTTCCGTCCTTGAAATCATCACCCTCGACAGCATCGCTCCGTCCACCTTGGGCAATGAGCTGAAAGCCTCGCTGGGTCTCGATGAGAAGAAGGGCGGCAAGAACGATTCCGGCCCCGAGCAAGACGTTGAACTCTATACCCGCATCTACCGTGACGGTGAGCTGTGGCAGGTGTACCAGGAAGTGAACGGCAACATCGTTGCTGGCTCCCAAGGCACCTACCCCATCGACGCCTGCCCCTGGATTCCCCTGCGGATTCCCGAGGAAGACGGTGAGGACTACGGCGCGGGTCTGATCTACGACTACTACGGCGACTTCGATGCACTGGAGAAACTGAGCAAGGCCATTCTCAAGGGAGCAGCAGCCGCCGCCAAGGTGCTGTGGGCACTCGATGAGAACGCCTCGATCCGCCCGAAGACCATCACTGAAGCCGAGTCTGGCGACGTGTTGCGCTTCAAGGCAGAACAGCTCAAGGCCGTATCGCAAGAGAAGTACGCCGATTTCAACTTCGTCGGTCAGCACATCGACAAACTGATTGCACGTCTGGAAATGGCGTTCGGTGTTCGCACCTCGATCCAGCGTCAGGGCGAGCGTGTCACTGCAGAGGAAATCCGTTACCTGGCTCAAGAGCTGGAGGATGTCCTCGGGGGCATCTACTCGATCCTCGCTGAAGACCTACTGCTTCCGTTGGTTCGTCGAATCATGTATCGCCTCACGCGCACCCGCCGTCTTCCTGATCTGCCTCCTGGACTCATCAAGCCCCGCATCGTTGTCGGCGTCGCCGCCCTCGGTCGTGGTCAGGACATGCGCAAGATCATGGAATGGGCACAGGCAGCACAGCAGGTGCTCACGCCGCAGGTGTTCTCGTCTCGTGTCGATGCTGGCGAGTTAATGGCCCGTATGGGTGCAGCCTCCGATCTGACCATGAAGGGACTCATCAAGTCCGACGAGCAGATGGCGCAGGAACAGCAGGACGCCACCGCACACCAGGCAGCCATCCGCGCAGCCCCAACCATCGCAGGTGCCGCTATGGCACCACAAGGAGTTCCCAGTGGCGAAAGCTAACCCCGTGACCGACACGCCGGCTGATCCGGCAACAACCCCAACAGAAACCGTCACGGCTCCGGTCGTGACAGAAACAACCTCTGTGGTCACCCCGAAGGCGAAGACCGCCCCGGCCGATCCCCTTGAGAAGTTCAAGACCGTCGTGGACGGCCTGAGCATCTACAACTTCACCGAGACTGCCCTGTGACCGAAAAGACCGAGATCGTCCTCAACGTCGAACCTCCAGTGGAAACCGACCCGACATCCGAGGTCACCTATGGTGGCTTCAAGACTGTTGAAGAGCTGGTAACCGCTCATGCCGAGCTGACTGCTAAGCAGACCACGCCCACCAAGACCGCCGAGGAAATCGCGGCTGACGAAGCTGCTGCACTGGCGGTCGAGGAAGGCGACAAGCCGGCTCTGGAAATCCCTGCGGGGGACGACGAGGCTCAGAAGGTTGTCGAGGGTGCCGGCCTGGATTGGGACGCTCTCAATGCGGAGTACGCGAAGGACGGGAAGCTATCCGAAGAAACCTACGCGAACCTGGCGAAGTCCAGCATCCCGCGTGACGCCGTTGATACCTACATCCAGGGCAAGCAGGCACAGGCCGATGCATACGACTCGGCCGTGTATGGCACCGCTGGCGGCCAGGAAGCTTACGGCTCCCTCGTGTCGTGGGCGAAGTCCGCCCTGTCCGATTCCGAGAAGGTTGCCTTCAACGACGCCGTGACCTCCGGCGATGCTGCCCGCGCGAAGATGGCCGTGGAAGCGTTGACTGCCCGCCACGCCAAGACGCACGGCACACCGCCGCAAAACCTGCTGAATGGAAAAAAGGCCGCTACCGGCGTTGAACCTTTCAAGTCGCAGGCAGAAGTAACCGCCGCAATGAACTCGCGTGCATACAAGACCGACCCGGCGTTCCGCGCAACGGTTGTGGAGCGGCTGGCCCTCTCCGAGTTCTAAGTTCTAAAGAGAAACCCCGCGTTGTGCTTCGGCCCCTGCGGGGTCACCCCTCTCTCTCAACCCATCCAAAAGGAAAATACACAAGAACAAAATGGCAAACGCTACTCCGAACCGCCTTGGTCAGATTCAGGGCGCTGGTGATGCACAGGCACTATTCCTCAAGCAGTACGGTGGAGAAGTGCTGGCTTCGTTCGTCGCCGAGTACGTCATGGCCGGTCATGTGACCGAGCGAAACATCATGCACGGCAAGTCGGCTTCGTTCCCGGCTATCGGCACCATCGGCTCCGAGTACCACGTGCCGGGCACCGAGATCACGGGCCTGAACGTGCAGCACAACGAAGTGATCGTGAACCTCGATCCCATGCTGATCTCGCATGTGTTCATCCCGAACATCGACGAGGCCATGAATCACTACGATGTCCGCAGCGAGTACACCAAGCAGCAGGGCCTCGAACTGGCGAAGCAGCGTCAGCTCAACGAAATCCGTTGCGCGATTCTGGCTGCGCGTCAGACGACCGGCCCGGTCCCCGGTCAGCCGGGTGGCATGATCGTCAAGGCGGCGACGATGGCCACCGACGCAACGCTGGTCGCTGCGGCGATCCGTCAGATTCGTCAGAACTTCGACGAGAAGAACGTGCCCGATGAGGACGTAATCGCCACGCTGAAGCCGGCGATGTGGTACTTGCTGACGCAGGTGAAAGACCTGGTGGACCGTGACTACAACCCTGACGCCGGCTCTTCGCTGTCGCAGGCGGTCATCAACTCCATCGCGCGCATCAAACTGCTGAAGACCAACCACTTCCCGAACCAGGACGACACGGCGAACGCCACCGTCGTTGCCTCGCGTCGGGCGGACTACAGCAAGTCGGTCTGCGCCGTGTTCCACAAGAGCGCGGTCGGTACGCTGAAGCTGATGGACTTGGCGCTGGAAAGCACCTACGACCCGCGCCGTCAGGGCACGCTGATGCTGAGCAAGTTCGCCTTGGGCCACGGCCCTCTGCGTGCTGCTGGCGCTGCTGAAATCGCCGTCGGCACCTAAGCGACGCCCCCGAACCCGTCACGTCTCTCACCAGGCGTGGCGGGTTTTTTTTGTTCCTACCGGAGACTCATGCAACTTTCCGCAACCACTGAGCTTGAGGCTGTCAATCAACTGCTGAAGGCAGTCGGTGAGAGTCCCGTCAACTCGCTAGATAACCTGGGCTTCACCGACGCATCCATTGCGCGTGACACGCTCCGCACCAAGGCACGCGAAATCCAGTCGAAGGGCTGGTACTTCAACCGTGACTACGATTTCTACTTCACCCCGGCCAGCGATGGTCAGGTCGTTCTACCGGCGAACGTTATCTCAATTCGCCCGTCCACAGCCGAGACGCGCCGTGTTACGCCGCGCGCCGGCAAGCTCTACAACAACGACGACGCCACGTATGTGTTCGCTGCAGACAGCGGCCCTATCGTCGAGGTCGTGTGGATGTTCGACTTCGAGACGCTGCCTGAAGCAGCACGTCGCTACATCACCGTCACTGCAGCCACGCAGTATCAGGCGCAATTTCAGGGTAGCGAACAGTCCTATGGGTTCACCAAGGACGATGAGAAGTTCGCGCTGATGGCATTGCTGGACGAGGAGCGCAGCTACGAGCCGCGCGGCAACATGTTCAACGATGGCACCGATGTCTCCGAGATTTTCACTCGCTGATGCCGCTGACCTCTGGAACCATCCCGTCGATGATTGGCGGGATCTCTCAGCAGGACGCTTCGGTGCGCCTGCCCACGCAGATCGCCGATGCGGTTAATTGCGATCTGAGTCCGGCGCGCGGTGCTGGCCCCCGGCCACCTGCGGAGTTCATCAACGTCCTGCGGTCCGACATCCCGGACAATGCGTTCTTCCACAGCATCGTGCGTGACAGTCGCGAGCGCTACATCGTCGCGATCTATCCTGACAACGTCCGCGTGTTCAACCACGAGACCGGCAAGGAGTACGTGGTCATCAAGGACGCTGCCTCGCTGGCGTATCTTACGACCCTCTCGGAACCCTGGCAGTCCTTCAGGGCCGTCACGGTGGACGATTACACCTTCATCGTGAACCGCGATAAGACCGTGGCGTTGTCCACGCAGAAGACCGCTGGCGTCCTGTCGGGTTCCGTACAGACCTTCCAAGATCTTCCGAAGACTGCCGCGTCCAACGCGATCTACGAGATTCGCGGCGACGGCTCCAACGCCTTCGATAACTACTTCGTGCAGTACCAGTCCTCACTGGTGTGGAAGGAAGTGAGCAAGCCCGGTGAGTTCGGTTACTTCGACGCCGCCACGATGCCTCATGGTCTCAAGCGTGTCCCTGATGGCACCAACCCGGACGGCTTCTACTTCTCCTACGGCCCCCTGGTGTACGACACACGTTACGCGGGCGACACCGCATCGAGTCCGCCCCCGTCCATCGTGGGGCAGCGCATCGGTGATGTGTTCTTCCACCGAGATCGCCTGGGTCTCATTGCGAGCGCCGGAAACATCGTCATGTCGGAGATCGGCCACTACTTCAACTTCTGGCGCACGACGGTGACCTCGCTGCTGGACAGTGATGTGATCGACGTGAACGCTCCGACTGAAGGTGTCGCGGAGATGCTTCACTGCATCTCCTACCAGAAGGCACTGATGATCTTCGCCTCTGGCAAGACCTCGTTGTTCCAGCTCACCGGCACGCCGACGTTGACACCCAAGACGGTCAAGATCGACCCGGTGACGACCTACGGCGTATCGCCCACGATCAAGCCTGTGCTGGCCGGCAGTAGCCTGTTCTTCCTCGACGACAACCAGGCGAAGGCATGGAGCACCGTGCGGGAATACTTCGTGTCCGATGACACGGTGACGCCCGAGGCGGCCGATGTGACCGCGCACGTTCCCTCGTATGTAACGGGCAACACCCGCTGCATGGCGGAGGCCGGGGACGCGGACATGCTGTTCATCGCTCAGCGCAACGCTGCAGGCGGCGAGCTGTTCGTCCATCAATACAAGTGGTCCGGCGATACCAAGCAGCAGTCCGCATGGAACCGCTGGCTCATTCAGGGCACCGGCTCAGTCCTGCATGTCCACGCTATCGGCACGATGCTCTATGTGATGACGAAGGCTCCCTCGGGAGGCGTGGAGTTACTGCGCCTTGACCTGAGTTCGTCCCCGACGTACCCGCTGATCTCTGCCGAGCACGACATCTACCTTGACCGCCGTGAGGCGGTGACTCCGGTATGGCAGCAGTTCGGTAACTACACCGACATCACTGTGCCGCTCACGTTACCGACCCTCACGGGCCTTGCTGTGCTCAAGACGACCGATTGGCCCTCACCGGGAACCACTGTCGATCTGCGCTTGGCAACGCTGGTCAATGGCGGTCAGACGATCCGCTTGCCGGGTCGCGTGGACACCGGCCGCGTCGTGGTGGGCTACCGATACAACCGACGCATCACGCTGAGTCAGCAGTTCATCCGCGATCAGAACAACGTGAGCAAGCTGATCGGCCGTCTGCAGATCAAGCGCATGACTGTCCGCTACAACGATGCGACGTACTTCAAGTGTCTCGTGACACCGAAGGGTCGCCCGCAAGCGATCGACACCATCGTGCCGCAGCTGGAGAGCACGTTCACCAACAGGACGACCGGGGACGCAGCGTTCCTCCTGAGCACCCCTACGACTCAATCGGGCACCTACACGTTCCTCGTGGCCTCGCGCTCCGATGCCGTCGATGTGTCCTTCACCAATGACTCACCGTTCCCCGCCTGGTTCCAGTCGGTGCAATGGGAAGGTCTCTACACAGCCAAGGTCCAGCAATGACAATCACCTTCCGCGAACCCACACGGGAATCGCTTGAGTACATCGCGGCTCACATGTGCGCGGAAGACTTGGACGAGCTAACTGCCTGTGGCTGGGCATCACCGCTGCAGGCTCTCATCGAATCCGTAGAGAGCAGCAGAGAAGCCTCCGTGGCCTGGTGGGATGGATTCCCCCAGGCTGCGCACGGCGTTGCCGACTTCACCCTTGATCCAACCATCGGCGTCCCCTGGATGCTCAGCACCGGCCCGCGCGGACACATTGCGCGTGCGTTCGTCAAAGTCTCCGAGAAGTTCATCGCGGACATCACCCCGATGTACTCCGCCCTATTCAACCTCGTCGATGCCCGTCACGTTCGCGCGCAGCGATGGATGATCGCGCTCGGCTTCAAGCCGTACAAAGTCCACGACTGCAACGGCTTCCCTTTTATCGAGTTCGGATTATTCCCTAGTGTGTGAACCCGTGAGCATCACGGCGGGTGTGCTCGCCGTCGTCGGCGCAGCATCCGCCGTCTACAGCGCCAACCAGCAGCAGAAGGCGCTCAATCAGCAAGCACAGCTCCAGCAAACTCAGATCGATCAGCAGGCATCCGTCCAGACCGACGACCGCTTGAAGCAAGCGCGCGAACAGCGTGCCTCTGCCCGTGCAGCTTCCGCCGAGTCCGGCGCATCCGGCAACTCCACCGACGCGATCCTCAACGACCTGATGATGCAGTCAGGACGCGACGTGTCTCGCATCGAGAAGAACCGTGAGAACGGTCAGCTCGAAAGCCAGCAGGAAGTCCGTAGCAAGACAGGCGAGATCAACGGTCAGCTCGCGGCGGGCCTCGCAGGCTCCGCGAACTCTGGAGCGAATGCCTACAGCAATTACAAGATCAAAACCGGCCACTAACCAAACCAAGGGATCAACATGCCCCGCTTTGAAGCACAACGCATCACGCCCAAGCAGGCTGTCGATTCCTCGCAATCGGCGAACATCAATCTACCTGTCCAGGCAAACCTCGAAGCCGCCAGCGGTGCCGGCAGTGCCATGTTCGTTATGGGTCGCGCCCTCAATGGCATCTCCAACGCTGTCGGCGAGTCCGGCGTGCAGGAAGGCCGCCAGAAGCTTGCGAAAGCGCAAGCCAAGAAGGAAGCCGACGACAAGCGCACAGGCGAAGCGAAAGCCGCCGAACACGATGTCACTGGCGCCGATCAAACGGCGTGGCTCGATCAAGCCAGCCAGATGGCTCGCGACAGCTACATGGAGACGGACGGCATCAATGCCGTGGACAAGTACCAGTCTTCCATTCAGGCCGATCTGGCAAAGATGGAACCCGGTTCCGACATTGACGGGTTTATCAAGGACAGCGCCGAGAAGTTTATTGAGGAGAACAAGCTCGAAGGTCGCGCGCGTGACGCGTTCCTCATGGGTCTCGCCAAGACCCAGGATGGGATCAAGCAGAGCTACCTGAAGCAGTCCATCAAAGAATCGATGAAGCGCGAGGAGGAAGGTGCATCTGCCCTCCTGGTCAACGCGATCACGAAGGGTGGCCCGGACGTCGCCACGAACTACACGAACTGGCGCGCGATCAATGCCGACAAGGGCATGACCGATGACGAGCTGGATCACATCGCTGTGGACGCCGTGAAGGCGTCCATCGCTTCCGGCGACATGGACATCGCCAAGGGCATGTCGATCCTCCAGACCTCGACCGGCAACGGCCGCCCGGTACTGGCCGACATCCCTGAGCACAAAGAAGAACTGCAGCTCGCTGCCAAGCGAGGAGAGACGATTCAGAAGGATCGTGCCGAGAAGGCCCGCTACGAACAGGAGGTTGCCGAGACGGTGCAGATCGACGCGCTGGCTGACAAGGGAATCCTGGGCAAGTCACGCGCGCTCGCATGGGGTAAGGCAAACGACAAGTCCGCCGCTGAGGTCGCTGCGAAGATCAACGCGTCCCGCGAGGCCGGCGAACGGCTCGCGAAGGAAGCCGCGAAGGCACAGGCTGAGCGCAACGCGGATCGCGCTTGGAGTAACTACGACGCCCTGGCGGCGAACGCTGCCGGCATCAAGCCGGACGACGTGGGCAAAGCCGGTGACCGTGCGTTCACTGCGGCTCTGCAGTCCGGCGATGACAAGCAGGTGCAGGCCATCCTCAACAAGTCGGCACTGTCCGGCGCACCCATCCCGGCCCTCAAGGGAATCCTGTCGGGCAGCATCGACGAGAGCGACCCCACGCGGGCCACGCGCTACGTCAAAATCTTCGAGCAGATGCAGCGCATCTCTCCCGAGTGGGCCGCCCGTCAGGTGGACGATAAGACCCTTGCACGCATCACGCAGTACCAGACGGCGAAGCTGTTGGGTGCTGATGACACGCAAGCATGGTCGAAGGTCAAAATGGGCAGCACGCTCGACGCCGAGACGATCAACCACAACGTCACTGAAGCGATGAAGCTGGTCGCCAAGGATGCCCCCAAGAACTTCGGGGACGGTGGCTGGTTCAGCTCGAACACGCCGATCAGCAACACGTCCGAGATGGAGTCCGCTTACCGCCTGTCCGTCCGTGACATGGTGCAGGCCGGCGCATCTCCCGAGGTGGCCGCACAGGCTGCGTTGACCCGAGTGAAAGCATCCTTCATCCGCGTGAACGACCGCATGGTTCGCAACTACGGAACCGGCGACGGCATGGACGACGTGACCAGCAGCGCGATGACTGAAGCAAGCAACATGTGGAAGCAGAAGCTCGTGGACAGCAACGTGGTCGGCAAAGATGACCAGGTGCTATTCGCGCCTGTTCCCGGCGATGCAAACAAGTGGCGATTGAACTACATCGCTGCTGGCGGCACGCCGCTCCCCGTGACCCATGAGGTAACCCATAAGGGCACCGATGGTGTCGAGCGGAAGACCACCGAGTTCGTCGATGTGATCCCGTCTGCCACCCGCGCCAACTACTCGGCATGGAGCAAGCAGGAACAGGACAAGAAGGTTCGCAACGAGCAGACGTTCAGGCAGCTCCAGCGCAATCCGACTGACCTCACTCCCGATAACGTCAAGAAGCTCAATGACCAGTACGCCCCGCTCCTGAAAGGCAAGCTCCAGCTCCCCGCAGGAAGCGATCCGACAACCGCCGAGTTCCAGCAGCGCCAATGGGACGCCTCCGTGGCTACCGCCCACAAGGTCACCGACTACGCCAACGATCCGGCCAATCACCTGCAGTCCTTCGCGGACTTCATCACCAGCAATCACTAACGAGGACCACCTGTGGATCAGCTACCGAGCATCTACGCTCAACCGAGGGATAACGTCCCTCTAGTTCCGTCCGCAGGTGCCACCAAGCTGGACGCAAAGGCTCGCACGGATGCGGCGCAGGCACAGAAGGTCAAGGACAACACGACGTTCCATGACCTCATCGGCGCAAAGATTGTCCAGGGGCCTATCGGATGGGCCGACCGGGCACTGCAGGAGAACGGCGTCGAGCGTGATGAGAACTTCTACGGCGACGCACTGAAGCCGGTGATCGACGACTGGCGCAAGGCCGGTCTCGAAGATCAGATGGAACTGCTGGAGCGCGCACAGTCTCCAGCGCACGCTGACCTCCTCAAAGGGTTTGCGATGCAGAACAAGATGGCTCAGGAGGACTCGGCACAGTTCGGTCTCCTGGGTAACGCAGCAGCGGGTCTACTCGATCCGTCCATGTTCGCTATCGGTGCCGCCTCCGGTGGCCTGGGTTACTCCGCAACAGCGGGGCGACTGGCGAACGCTGTGCGCTCCGGCATTGTGGCCGGCGCAACCAACGTGGGCAGTGAAGCACTGTCCTCGCAATACGACCCTTCGATTGATACAGGCCATCTCGTCACCGCGGGGGCGTTCGGGTTCCTGATGGGTGGCGCGTTCGGCTTTCGTGGCCCTGAGCTGGCCGAGCTGGCGCATGGCACCAACAAGTTCACCAAGGCCGCATCGGCCGTCGATGGTTCCAAGCCGAACACGGCGGACTCGATGGGCGCTGCACGCGTCGATGGTTTGAACGTCCCGAAGATGGACGGCCCCGCCGTGGGTACGCCTGAGTGGCAGCAGGCGAAGCTCGACGATGCAGCGCAGAACGCGCCGATCCGTGGTGCCTTCCTGAAAGTCCGCCGGGACCTTGCAGCCCGCTTCGGCAACAGTAACTCCGCGCTGGTTCGCAATGAATCCCGTGGTCTCCTGCGTGACTCCGTGGGCAACACGGATCGTAACGTTGCCACCAAGTTCACTGCGGCCGAGGAATCGGAGCTGCTGGATCACACTATTCACGGTGCCTACCGCACAGCGGTTGAACAGGAGTGGGCGAAGTATTCCGCCTCCACGGGTGTTCGCGGTGACGTGGCACGCCAGCAGTTCAACGAGTCGGTCGGCTATTACATCCGTGGCGTGGCAAAGGACATGGGGCCTGAAGTCGAGGCCACCGCTAAGCATGCTGCCGCCGCCTTCAAGACCATGACGGACGAGCTACGTGCCCGTGGCGTCCCAGGGTTCGAGAAGGAGATGACACCGGACGGCTACCTGCCCCGCGTGTTCTCTGCAAAAGGCTACACCGACCTCAATGCAACGAAGGGTCTCTCCTTCGAGAACCTGCAAGAGAACCTGGTGAAGCCCGCGATGCGCAGCGAGTGGGTGAAGAACCTGAAGCCAGGCGAGGAGCTAAACGAAGATCTCCTGCACGAAGTCAGTGGTGCATGGCTCAAACGTGGTTACGAGAAAGCGATGGGCGGCCCGAGCGATCTGCACGGCACCCTCGCTGCCGCTGACTCAGGCAGTGTGCGTGAGCTGCTGACCGAGGCCGGCGTTGACAAGGTGAAGGTGGATGCACTCGTGAGCAAGCTGGAACGCGAGGCCGCCGAGAAGGCGGTACACGCCCGCGCGAAGTCCCGCATTGATCTTGATGAATCCTTCGGTGCAACGCTGAAGGACGACCTGGGCAACGAGCACACGGTTCACCTGGCTGATCTGCTGGAGAACAACGTGGACAACCTGGTGCCCGACTTCATCCGTGAGATGTCTGGATGGGCCGCACTGAAAAAGCACGTTGACGTGGGCACGCAAGCCGAGCTGGATCGCTACAAGGCGTTCCTGCTGAAGCACAGTAAGGAGGCCGGCGATACTGACCTCTCCCGCGCGCTCGACATCACGTTGAACTCTATCCTAGGCAAGTCCACCTCGGACGCTCCGAACTCTGCATGGACTCGCGGCTCCCGCTTGATTCGTTCGCAGAACTTCATGACCACGATGGGCCAGGTGGGCTACACGATGCTGGAAAGCGTCGGCGGGACGCTCGGCGCTGTGGGTTTTCGCAACGCGATCAAGGCGGCACCTGCTGCAGCCAACATGGTCAAGCAGATGCGTATGGGCAAGTTCGATCAAGTCGAGGCTCGCTGGCTCGCTGACGTGACCGGCCTGGGCACGGACTTCGTGCGCAACCAGCCGTACCTGCGTCTCGATGCAGTCGGTGAGTCGGTGTGGAATAACGACAAGGCTGTCGGCCGTGCGCTCAACAAGCTCGACCGGGGGATGCAGTACGGCCAGCGTGCCATGAGTGTTGTCTCGGGCATCGCTCCGATGCAGCAGTTCCTTCAGGGCTTCGCAGGTGTCGGTATCGCCAGCCGCCTGGTGCAGATGGCCAACAAGGAAGGCGTCCCCGCGAGCATGGTTCGCCGGCTCCGCGCTGGCGGTCTTGATGCCAAGGATCAAGCGACGATCTTCGCCAAGCTCAAGGGCATGAACAGCGTCCATGACATCTCGAAGAACTGGAGCACCTGGACTCCCGATGAGAAGCGCCTGCTGGCGTTGTTCGTTCAGCGCAATGCGAAGCGAACGCTCGGCGAAGGCGGCGTGGGAGATACGGTGCAGCTCATGCACTCGGCCACCGGCCGAATCTTCACGCAGTTCCGCACGTTCATGACCAACTCCTACGCGGCGGTACTGCTGCACGGCTTGCACATGCGTGACTGGCAAACGGCGCAGATGTGGATGGGTTCGACGCTGTTCGCCGGTATCGGCATGGCAGCTCGCAACTACATCAACACCATCGGCGACACGACCGACAAGCGGGAGAAGTTGATGACATGGGATTCGCTTGCCAAGCAGGCGTTCCAGCAGTCGAGCTATTCGTCGGTGATCCCGTTTATGACGGACACCATCGCGCACGACTTGGGCGTCAAGAAAGCCCTCGGTGGTGATGACACCCCTGTGTTCGCCTACGGGCGCTCCACGGGTCTCGACAGTGGCGTCCAAGGCATCCCCACCCTGGCGACCGGACGTGCTCTATGGGGTCTCCCAAGGCTCGCTGTGACGGCTCTCGATCCCCATGCGAACGTCACGCAGAAGCAAGCCAAAGATGCGATGTCGCTGCTGTGGTTTCAGAACGTCACTGGCGTTCGCAATGGTCTCTCATGGATGGCTAACCAGCTCCCGAAAGACGATCCTCAATAACCCTCTGGAGATACATGACGCCTCTCGCTCGTGGCTACTCCTTCGTCATGTATCTGGCGGAGGATGCAGCCGCGTACACCATCCCCTTCCCCTCCCTACACAACGAAGACATCCGTGTGTTCGCAGGGGATGTGGGTGATGCTGTGGAACAGTCCTTTACCTGGGCTGGCCCTACCCAAATTCTATTGGCCGCCCCGGTGCCTCACGGCATCCTGGTGACCATCCGCAGGTTCACGCCGCGCGACCGCACACTCATTGAGGTGCAAGCCGGCACTCAGCTTCCTGCTGAGGACTTGAACACCAACGCAAAGCAACTCCTCTACATCCTGCAAGAGCAGATCGACTTCGGCGCCTATGGCGGAAGCGGTCTCCCTGGTGGCGGCTCCGGCTGGACTGGTCAAGACGGTGGTCCGCCCTCGCTGGCTATCCAGCAGATCATCGACGCACTGATGGCATCGCCCGTCATGGGCATCCTGACGACCCGCTTGGATGACATCGACAACACCGCCGAGACGCTGCTGGAAGAACTCCTGCGCAGCGACCAGACCTTCGATGAGCGCCGCAAGACGGAAGGCCGACTTGCACTGGCTGAAAGCACGCTCACGACCATTGAAGACAACTCGCAGTCTGTGGCGACGCAGATCACTGAGCTATTCGCCAAGTTCGACGACAGCGCCGCACAGTTCATCCAGGTCAACAAGGCCATCGCCACGGAGACCGAGGCGCGCGTAACGTCCGCCACGCAGCTCAGCGCGGCCATCAAAGATAGCCTTGCGCAGATCACGATTGTCCAACAAGCCGTCGCTACAGAAACCGAAGCACGCGCGCAGGCCATCACGAAGGTCGCATCGGACTTCGCTGCGGGCGACAAGGCGATCACGCAGACCCTGCAGACCACCTACGCGACCAAGGATTACGCGCAGGCCATCGCGACCACTCAGGTCGAAGCGTTCTCGAAGGGAACCTTTGCAAACCTCCAGCAACGGTTCGAGGCTCTGGTCGTGGGCGGCG